AAATAGATAAAGGAAATGATTATGAAATCAGATAAACTAAAGTTATATATTAGAAAAATGGTAAGAGAAGAAGTGGCAATGGCTATTCAAGAAGTGATAACTGAATTTAGAAAGCCTTTGCAAAATAAGGAAACTAAACAAATAATTGAGAAAAAAACTTATACTTCTAATTCTGTTTTAAATGATGTGCTAAATGAAACAGCACAAACGACGGTGTTGGAAGAAACTGATAATCCAATATCAAAGATGAATGATGTAATGAAATCATCTTATGGTGATATGATGAATGATACCTCACCACAACCGGTCAATGATTCAAATGGAATGAATAAATTTTTGAATAAAGATTACTCAAAAGTGTTAAAAAAATCTTATGAGAAAAGAGGAAAAATGTAATGATATATAGCAAATCATTAACTGAACAAATAGCACAAGCGTTTTCTAAACTAATACAAGGTAATTCTGATCAACCTATAGGTGAAGTTCAAAATAAAGCTGTACAACAATTATCAGAAGATTTAGCTGATGGCATTGAACAATTTATTACAGAACAGACGTTTGAAATTACAGAAATGATTTGCGATACAGAACTAGAATCATTAAAATCAACTGGTACATTATCTGGAGATGTGCTACCACAAGTAACAAGTACTGATATACCTTTCCCGGGAGGTGTAGGAGGCGCACCTATAACAATACCTTTAAATGGAGGATTAGGTGGAGTTAAAATTCCCAAATTGAATTTAGATATTGATGGAGGACAAGGTGGAAATTTAGTAGCAAAAGGAAATGCTTCAATCAATGCTTCATCTGATACACAACGAAATTCTTCCAAAGTGGAATTGATAACTGTAAAACAAGGTAGTAAATAATGGCAATATTAGATACAAACAAAAAACCTTTTATTCAAGATCGTGATGAACAAGTTTTTATTGGTATCAAATACCCATTTAAAAAATCCAATAACACAGAAGGATATTTTGAGTCAACTGAACAGACAATCGATGCTGTAAAACAAAACGTAAGAAATTATTTAAAAACCAAAAAAGGTGAAAGAATAATGCAGCCTGACCTTGGACTAAATTTAGATAAATATTTGTTTGAGCAAATAAGTAATGATACCATATTAGCAATGCAAACTGAAATAGTAGATGGGTTTGGATTGTGGTTTCCTTTTTTAAACATAGAGGATATTGTTATAAATGCCGATCAACTGGATCAATTTGGAAAAAACACAATAAATATTGAGGTTGCATTTTCATTAACAACAAATCCTAATATTTTAGGAACTGTGAAAACCACTATAGGGGAATAAAAATGGCTTATACAGATAAAGAATATAAATATAGCAATGTAAGTTATCTCAATAAAGATTTTTCAAGTCTAAAAACAGCTTTGATTGATCATGCCAAGGCATATTTTCCTAATTCATATAGAGATTTTAACGAAACTTCTCCTGGAATGATGTTAATAGAAATGTCTGCTTATGTAGGTGATGTATTATCATTTTATATTGACCAGCAATACAAAGAAATGCTGTTACCATTAGCTGAAGAACGAAGAAATATAATAAATTTAGCTAATGCATTGGGATACAAGGTAAAACCTATTAAACCATCTTATGTAAATTTAAATTTTACCTTAAAAGTACCGTCTGTAATAACAAATGGTACAGTAATGCCAAATTACAACAATATAAATGCTATTGATAAAACTATTACAGTAAGTTCAACGACAGATCCCAGTATAAAATTTCAAACTTTAGAATTTTTGGATTTTACGATTAGTGGTTCTCACGATCCTGTACCTGAACCTATTGATTTTAGTTCAGATAGTGGATTAGCACAAAATTTTAATATAAAAAGGACTGTAAAAGCAATATCTGCAACTACTAAAACAAAAGAATTTATAGTTAATGAACCTAAAAAGTTTTTAGAACTTAAATTACCCGAATCAAATGTAATCGATATAGTAAAAATTACAGATTCAAACAATAATGAATGGAAAGAAGTGTCTTTTTTAGCACAAGATAAAGTTCCTACTAAATTGCATTATAGTAATGATGATGTAAGAGGCGATAATGCAACTGCTTATACTATAGATGAAGAAAATGTAGATAATGTACCTGTACCATTTACTTTATCATATGATCAAGCTTCAAAAAGATTTATGGTTGAAGTAGATGAGGATGGAATGACCTCAATTGTATTTGGAAATGGATTATTACGTAATGGTCAAGAAATAGGAACAGATATTTTTCAAACAGAACAAGCAGGATTATTAATTCCAGGTGAACCTGACAATTTTAGTTCTGAATTAGATCCGTTAGCCGGATCAAATAGAGCTACTTTGGGAGAAACTCCTATTCATACAACCTTAACTGTTGAGTATAGAATTGGAGGAGGATTATCATCCAATGTAGGAAGTGGTGATTTGACAACAATTGATACGAATATCACTGAAGTAAGTACTAACACTTTGAGTGTTGATAATTTAGAACCTGCTTCAGGAGGTGGACCTGCTGAAACAGTTGAAGAAATAAGACAGAATGCTAAATCATTTTTTGCTTCACAAAACAGATGTGTTACAACACAAGATTATGAAGCAAGAAGTTTAGCTATGCCTGCTAAATTTGGTTCAATTTCAAAAGTATTTTGTCAACGGCAAGAAATAGATATATCTGCTGCTGATGTAACTTACGATTTTAACAATACAATGGATTCAACTATTGGAGGATCTATTAATAATTTGTTAGATTTATATACTCAACTAGGTCAATCTGTAATTGAAGATTCAACAGGTACTGATTTGATAAATATAATATCAAATTTTGATGAAGTGGCTGGATTAACACCTGATGACATAGCTTCATTACAAAATTTTACAACTAATGCTTTCAATTCATCAACCACATTAGGAGATGTAAATGAAAGATTTACTACTATTAATATGCATGTTCTAACTTATGATATAAATAAAAATTTAAAAATGCCTAGAGTTATGAGCTCTAATAACGAAGGTGTAAATAGTGTAATGATAGATAATTTAAAAACATACTTGAATAATTTTAGAATGATTACAGATGTAATAAAAATTATTCCTGGTAAAATTGTAAATTTTGGTGTGTTGTTTGATGTCACTGCGCATAAAACTGCTAATAAACAAGAAGTCAAATTGTTATGTATTGACAAAATAATTGAATATTTCAAAGTTGAAAAAATGCAGTTCAAGCAAGCATTGTATCCAGGTGATCTAGAATATGAGATGATGAATATTGATGGTGTTAGACAAGTAAACTATGTTTGTATAACTCAAGATAAAAATTATTTAGGAGAGGATAAATTAACCCAACAATTTGAATCTAGTGGAGATGTTAATTTCAAAGCATTGTTTAGTTTTGATAAAAATACAAGTTATTATGATGCCGCTTTGAACGTTGACAATAAACCATATGGTTATAAATTTGATTTTGAACAATCTTATTTACATGGAAAGGGTGTTATTCTTCCTTCAACTGAAGCATCAGTTTTTGAATTGAAAAGACCAAAGGAAAATGTGAAAGGAGTTGTAAGATAATGCATCATTTTATTTATGCTACACAAGATAATTGGATATCAAGTGGTTCAAGTAATATTGACGGGACTTCTTTCAAAGATCAAAACTTTGGTCAGGATCCAATTTTAGAAGTAAAAAAAGAATTTTTTAATGAATCATTTGATTATCCTACTAGAGCATTGATATCATTTGCAGGACCTGAATTTACTCAAATGTCACATTCTATAGTTAATGGTGAAATAGTTGATCCTAAGTTTTATTTAAGATTGTATGAAGCTGAAGGAAATCAAGATATGACTTTGGATTATAAACTGACAGCACAGCCATTATCACAATCCTGGAATGAAGGAACAGGAAAATTTGAAGATAAGCCTAAAGTTACTAATGGATGCAGTTGGGAAAATAGAAACTTTTTTCCAGGTGCTTCTGCCGTAACATGGAGTAACGCTGATGGCTCGCCTTCACATGGAGGTGCTATTTATAATGCAAGTCATGCTTCACAATCTTTTTCTAATGAATCACCTGATATAGATATGGAAGTGACTGATGCGGTTAACATGTGGTTGAATAAAACACATGATAATTATGGATTTTTACTTAGATTTTCTGGAAGTCAGGAAACTAATTCAGAAACATTTGGACAATTAAAATTTTTCTCTTCACAAACTCATACTATATATGCACCCAAGTTAGAAGTTAGATGGGATGATCATAAACCTTGCACAGGCTCCAATACCGGTAGCATGTTACCATTATCCATGAGTGGAGTAGCTGACAA